TGCCCGGCAGCCTTTAAAAAGGATGCTAGCGTTAATCCGTACTTGTTGATAAACGACACCGCAGACGAAGGTGAGTTAAAGCTTGCAACTAATTCCGTTAAGGGAACAGGACTTACGTCCACTCCCTTAAAGAAGGTTCGTTTAGCAAACTCTAATGCAGTCCCCGCGCCGGAGAGAAGGCTTTTGTGAAGCCCAATCCCGACCCCGAGTACTCGCATTACTTCTAAGTATTGTTTCGCTACTTTAGCGTCGGCGATTACTATATCGTCACCTAAAACGGCGTACTCCGTAAACCATTTCTTAAATCCTACTGTATATGCGCAAAATTGCACAATAAAGTGATGTGTTAAAGCTAGAGAAGCCCATGAGGATAAAGCTCCCATAGGTTGTCCAACAGAGTATCTAATTCTGTGGCGCTCTCCACCATCTTTCTTCACATGGGGTATTAAGATCGAATAATCTCTTTTAACAAGGAGATCTGCCCAATTCTGAGCAAATTCATCATTAATCATACCAGCAATTATAGCTTTTTGAAGCCATAACGGCAATCTATCAGTCGCTGACGATAGATCCAAGGAGAAAAGACACGAAGGGTCTCTTTTTAACAGAGATCGAACAGGGGCCAATTGGTCCTTTGTTCCATCTTGAGGAATCGCATCTAATATTTGATCAAAGATTAAAGAATGGAGCGGTTTCATCAACCACTGAGTCCAGCAATCAACCATTGCAAACACACGTACTTTTCCGGCTGATTCCTCTTTCAAGGAAAGCTTTCCGAGTACCGGTTTGAATGGGCGCTTAATAGTTATCAAAGAAGGTGTGAGATCTTCACCAAGGTCAAGATCAACATCACGTTCTTTAGTAGCCATTAATTCCGTAATATGCCCCTTTTTAAGAGGGAATTGATTACATCGGATGTATAGATTTCTCAAGACATTACCTTCCGGTAATAGATCTAAGAAATAACGTACAGGGCCACGCAATTCTAGATTATTATCTAGATGCACCGCCGCCTCATGAACCATTAGAGGGTGAGTCGACACTACTGGTAAAACCAGCATTGCCTCCTGTTGCCCCAAACGGGTCAAGTCCTCAAATTTATGAGTAGCAGCTGTCAAAGGATTTGCCTTCATTATAGGAAAAGCTTGCGCTCTTCTATAATTACGTGACAACTCTATTTGAAGCGACCGAGGATTCAAACCTATAATATCTTTTAACCAACGATAGAAAGTTGGAATAAAGGTTGTTAATTGACCTCTAAGTCTTGCGACATTAGAAGCTTCATTAGCGGGACTAACAATAGACTTCGTAATAGAAGTTACTGTGTAGTCACCTTTAAACGTCACTAATCTATAAAGATTAAACAAGCTAAGCCAGAATCGAATGATTCCAGCTTCACCTGACCGTATCATATTTCTATGAACTACGGGGATAATTCTAGGTAATCCACCTCGCGTTCGTTTCACTCGGAACTTTAATTGTCCCAAGTCTTTAACAACGTGCCCCCCAATAGATTGTTGGAGAGTAACGGCATATACTTTCAAAATAAGACAAGCACCCTTACGTCCGTTATGGATGTAGTAGTGTGATAATTTTCTTAAGAACACAACAATTGACCTTACCTTTGCACTCGTGGTATGCAAGCCTATTACAGATAAGAATGAAATTCCAACCTGCACTAGAGCCCGCCCTCCTTTTACAGAGGCCATATCATTGAATTTATTTAACGTTAGACTAAACGCAGAAAGTACTTTGGAATAAGCTTTATTTAAAGTTGTTTTCATTGTATATTATGCGTAACCTGCAGTCGAGGGATCCATAGGGAACAATAATGTTTTCCCCTTAGGACCAATCCTCCCGCACCAGCTTACCTCCTTCCTTGTTTCCAAGGCTCGGTAAAATGCAATACATTCTTCGTGGTTATATAACAAATCGTAATATTTCCATGACTTGGGTATTTCTTTTCCAACCTTCCAAGACTGGGGTACTTTGGGCACTGACTATCTGGGAAATCCTAATTTTTCAAGGATTTGTTTTAACCATAATAATCATTAGCAAAGTAGCCATATCCCTTCAGGGTGGTCCATAATACTTACATCACTTCCATAGAAGTCAATGTTAGATAGAGCCACCAACAATGTCAGTCTTCTCTAGTAGAGATGTACTGCATGTAGTATCTAAAATTAAGGTCAACTCAAACTTCGGTTTTCGAGGCCATTTGAACAAGAAAGGGGGTTTCCCCGTCCTGTCCGGTTCCTCGAGCCGCAGATAGCTTAATAAGCTTTAAGTTAAGTCCTTAATGAAGGAAGTAACAGATAATGTTTGGTATTGCTACCAATTTAACACTTCTGGTACACCCTCACGTAGATAATACATAGGTTCGAAAGAACCGAATCATCCACGATTAGAGGCTGGGGGAGTATACACTTCACCAGTAGCTACCAAGCTTGCGCTCGGCCAACTAAGGCTAGATGCATAGCTGCAAAGCAGTTTATGCAGGCGACGGTCCTGAGACC